GTGACGTAAATGAGAGTTGTCCCCACCATTTTTCTTCTCCAAGGGTGTGTAAATATGTAAATCCCAAATATCATTTACTAAGGAATCTCCAGGGAAAGCTTCAAGAGCTTTTGCACTATCAAGACGACCGTCTTGAAGGGCAAATTCTTTCTTGACTTCAACTTCCAAATGAACATCGGCACGACGAACAATGGAATATGGACAAATAGATCCAACATTCGCATGGTGTGCCAAAGGAGCGTTTGAGGTAATTACAAATACACGAGGTCTAATTTCAATCTTTCCTTTCTCATGAAGATCAGCCTTATTTGCGTAAGTGATCATGTTGTTATTGATATCAATAATACGTTCTGTTGGGGCTTTATCCAAAAAATCAGATTTGGTATTGCCGAGATCGTCAAAAAAGATACCTGTAGTATGTCCCTTTAATGTGGAATCAAATTTATCAGATTCTTTAATGATAGCAGTATTTTTGGTATCAGGATCAACACCTGAGGCTGCCAAACAACCAGACATAACAACTTGAGCAATAGTGGTCTTACCGCGTCCTGAATCTCCCCATACATAAACAGTAAAGGGAGCAAAGCGCATAGATCCATCAATTCGTTTAGCTTGATAAGCTGCACGGTTCTTACGAAGAACATCAATGCGTTTTTCAAGATAACCTTGTTGCCAAGTACCTCTAGCAGATTTAAAAAGTCTTTCTGCTAACTCCAAAGCGTCATCCAAAAGTTGACTATATTCAATGTCATTAATTGTCTTAAGCTCCCCTTTGATAGTAACTTTCTTTTCATGAAGATTAAAAACCATAGCATGTTCATGCAATTCCAATAATGGAAAATACAAATCATCTAAATTTCTACCATCATTATTAGAAAATAAGAAAGGACTAAAAGATCTTTGTTTGAAACATTCATAACCGCCTTCAATAAAGTATACAACAGTGTCGAGAACTGCGCCTACTAAATCGATAGCGGTACTATGTTTCGAAATAGTGCCAACTCTAAAAAGATCTATACCCTGTACTGACCACTTTAAATTAGTGACAGAACACAATCCAACAGATGCTGCAACTGAAATAAGCGCAGAAATCTTTCCAAAAATAGGTGCATTACGAATAGTATCCCAATTTTCCCTTAAATCGGGAATTTTGCTTAACCATTCAACACCAGTTGGCATCTTTTCCCCAGAAACTGCTGCTTGCTGTTCAAAAATATTATATCCAAACAAATCCTTACACCATTTGATAGTATCTTCTTGAGCTAAAATTTGCTCACAAAGACTACCAGTTGTCATAGCTCTCAATGACAAAACAATTTGAG